AATTCATAGGGAATAGACGGTCCGCAGAACGACGGGTTAGTGGCCGGCTGGCCCGAGCATGTGCCATGGGCCTCCTTGGTGGACCAGCCGTAGAATCTGAAATAGGCTTGGTCAAACTTGTACGCAAGCAGGCCAACGGACATGGGGTCCGCGCCGACGTACTCGCGGAATACCGTGCTGCGCCCCGCGAGCCGCGAAAGCTCGTTACGCGCTGCGTAGATGCTGGTGGAGCCGCGATCTCCGAAGACCTCATGCGACCCTTCCATCGAGTACGTGGAGACCGGGAAGCGCGTGGCGTCCGAGGCGTATTCGCTGAACGCAGCCAGCGTCGGGAATCCGGGGGTGCCGTCGTAGACGTGGAGACTCCCGCCGCCGTACGTATTCGTCGCTTCTTCGACGCCGCCAGCATCCGTCCTGTGGTACTGGTACGTTCCAGGCTTCAGGCATTGAAGCTCCTGCATCGTCATGCCGCTTTCGACCGCCTCTTCGGGGGCCATGACCTGATACCGATCCAAGACCATATTCCAGTACGACGTAGGAATGTTCGGCAGCGTGACGGGGACATCTTTCTCGATGATAGTCGCGTTGTCCGACAGACGAACCAGAACCTTGATGGAGGTTTCTTGCCCGGGGGCCAGGGCCAAGGTTCCCGTGTTACCCAGACCGCCCAGTGTGTCCACACTATCCTTGTTGGCAGAGACATCGAGAGTGAACTGGATCGGGTAGTGGGCCTCGTATGCCCAGGCGCCAGACGGCTCGTCATAGACCATACATCCGTAGTCGGCCTTGACGACCGCAGTCATCGGGACCAGAACGACGAATTGGGCGCTTTGCCGACGCGCTTTGATGGCCCGGACCAGGATAGTGTCCTCGTCCTCAACCTTACGGTACTCGTAGACACCGAAGTTCGGGTTGCCGATGCCGAAATCAACGAAATCATCGTCGGCCGTGGGGATGGCTCCGGTATGGTCGGAGAACATCCAATGGTCGATCTCAGGGCTGATCCGATCCCCCGGGCCAGCGATGACTGGCAGATTGGATGCGGGGGGTACTTCCGAAGAAGGGGGGATCAACGCCCGGACTAGGAGATTGCCTGTTTCCGTCAATAGCTCGAACCCGCCCGTGACGGGGGCTGTTGCAGCATACCGGACAACCTTGCGAAACAAGACCAGATACCGCCCCTCGCTCTCGATATTGATCGTCTCTACGCGCATGCCGGCTACCTGCGTGCCGTTATCGCGCAGTACGACCAGATCGACAAGACGATTCCAAGGCTGGGCCGCCACGACCGAGCCTTGGACCATCTGAAACCAACCGTCTTCAATAGCCATGATTCTACCTCTTTGCAATCAATTTCAATCTTCGGATGGCGCTTCTACCCGGACATTGAGTGCCACTCTCGGAGGGTACGCCAGGGAGTACGTGGGGATCGGGCATTTGTCGCTCAAGCTCACGACAGTGCCGTTAATCGTATAGAAAGGGTCTTCCGACGTATCGTTGGGGTCGCTGGCCGGGAACGCGGCGTATTTTTCCTCTTCCTGATCCCAGTCATAGATTTGCTGGCTCCTAGGACTCCACTGATCCCGTATCTGCTTGTACGGCGGTTGGATGGTCTCGTCGATGGGCGACCTAACCGCTATTTCATCCGGGCCAGGAACCCCCGTATCCGTGTTGAAGAACCCGGGCTGGATTATAAGAACAGAGCCAACAGGAGGAAGGACTTCCATGAGGTCTTCGTGCAACTCTTCCGGCTTTTTACGATAGTCCTTGGCGGTGACCGTGTAAGTATTGATGGTGCTGGGCTGGCCTGCCATATAGTTGACCGCGAGACTCGCCCAACTCCACTGACGACCCTCGAAAGAGCCTACGGATGTAGAGGACTGCACGCATGTCGGGTGTGTCGTGATGTACGCCGAGCCGTCCTGGAAGGATTGGTCAGGCGAATGCGACATCTGGACCTCGATGCTGGCCGCGCGGTAGCGGAACGATGAGTAGAGGTTGGGGACGATAGAGCCAATGGGGCGTGCTCGCAGCAGCCTCTTGGTCGGCAACCCTTCCTCATCGTATTCGCCTTCGTAAGCGTTCCAGATGCCCAGGCAGGCTCCCGGAGGAATCCCGCCAGGGAAAGAGACATTGCCTGCGAGAATCTGTTCATACGTCAGCATCTGGTCATACCCGACTTTATAGTCGCCCTCGGTGCCGCCATCGCTGACCCATGCAGTGGGCTGGAGACTGCGCGGCAACGGATTGCCACTTCCGTCAACTAGATACAACAAAGCATAGTGCGTGTACGCGCCATATCCATTCGGCAATCCTTGCAGAATGGCGTCTCCGCTTCGATCCCCCAGGAACGTGATGGAGTCCGTCACGCCATACGTGGTTGATCCTTGCCGATACTTGAAGCGACTGTCTGCGGGTATTTGATTGGGGCGGGTGACAACCGCGCGGGCGAAGATTCCGCCACCTGGAATCGGGAGATTGGCGCTACTGTCGTAATCGTGTGCAGCGAAAAACTCCGAGATCATGACGGGTACGACCGCTCGACCAGGACGCGCCGTCAGGTCCAATCCGTCCAGCCCGTCCAGCGTGGCAGTGAAGTCGTCCAGCGGCGGGATAACCCAGGAATCCATCAGGCCGTATGCCTTGAAGATGTTGGCTACCGTGGGCCAGAACTGCGTCGTAGCGCCGCGCCGCGTGCCGTAGAGGCTGGTGGTGGACATCTCGATGCAGAACTCGCCCAGGATCGTAGGCTCATCCGACTTCTTGATCGACGCCTGGAAGCGCCGCAAGCCTTCGAGAAGATCAACGCCGACCGGCCGATAGTTCCACTCGGTGAACATCTGCATCTGCAAATTGATGTTCTGGGCCAGTTTGCGCAATTGCGTGATGGTCAGCGTGGTGCTGTTGACGTACGCCTCGATACCGTAATACGCGCTCGGCAGGCCCAGGCTAACCAGCAGCGTGGCGAGATAGAACAAAATCTCCGACTTGTCGCCATACGCAGCTACTTCGCTGGCAATCGCCGCCAGTGCTTCCTCTCGGGCCTGTATCTGTTCCGGCGTCGCTCCATCTTGCCCCATCTTGCCGATGATGTTGTTGACGAAGATCGGCGTCAGATCGTCGCGTATGTAGTCCTGGTAGCGGTCCAGCCATGCGTTGGTCGGGGTGCCGCCGTTCTGCGCCCATGGCGAGCCGCAGCATCCCGTGGTGCATCCGCAGTCGGTATCGCTCATGAACGCGGACGGGAAAGGTACTGGAGACCAGTCGGTGGCTACCCGCAGATCGGGCGCTGCGCGGAAGATCGCAGTGACCCTGGAGACACCCATCGTATCTGCCTGATGGTCGATCTCGATGCTGTCCTGGTTCAACCGCATGAGGGAGAGGAAGCTGATGCGCAGAACCTGCCTCCAGTCCCATCCCGGAGGCAATGCTTCTTCCAAAACCAGAACCTCGCGGCTAGGGTCAGCCTCGTACGACGATTTAACCCTGCGGCAGTACGACATGCCGTTCTTCATGAGGATGTAGATGTCCTCTTTCCCGGGACGCCTGCCGGCAAACGCGGTATACCCGACGTTCTTTACCGTCATGTAGTGGCCGCCCGAGAGCACTGGCGTGGTCGTTTGCAAGTCTTCGTAGTGCGACGGAATCCAAACCGGGCGAAGCCGCCCGCGCAGGTAGTACAGCAGCGAGCGCAGTTCTGCATTCGCCTGCCGCCCGCGCAACGTCCAGTAAAAGGTCTGCGTAGCGAACCCCAGATTGGCCGTATCGGTGACTTTGGGGATGCCGGTCTGGTTATCGGCCTCTACCGTTAGGCGTTGGTAGGTGCTGTCGATGGTCTCGTCTTCGTTGGGGCGGGTATCGAATACCGGCAGACCCAAGTGCATGAGCGAAAACGAGGTCTCGGGCCACGGGGAGTTCTCGCTGAAGATGATCTCGGCCTGGACCGTCCAGTTACGGTCGGTCAGGCGGGTCAGCTTCGGTTGCTCGCTGAACCGGCCGCGCCGTACAGGGTAAATGAAGACCGGCTCATTCCAGGACCGGGCGACGCGATCCACTACCAGCTTGTTGGGCTGGATGTCGGTGATGGTGTAGGTCTGGACTTCCCGCTGCCCCCGCCCGCGAACCGCGACAAGACCGCCTACGGTGTAGTCTAGGCCCGTGGTGTCGATGGGAATCTCGGTGGCGTTCAGAGCCAGCCCGCCCTGGTAGAAGGTGACATCGTGCCAGATCGGGAAGTACCAGTCCTCGACGCTGCGGTCCTGGAGCGCAAGGTCCGCCCACATGCGGTCAGTGCCGTCGAGAACAAACCCCGCCTCGATGGTGCGACGGGGGTTGATCCGCAACTGGCGACGCTGCTCCGCCCCGGAGGGGCTGGACAGGATACTGGTCAGCCATTCGAGTCGTTCCAGAACCCCACCATCCCAGTTCGGAAACAACGGCCAAATGATAGGATCAGCCATTTCTTTTACCCTTATTTCAGCATCTGTTTGATACGAGAGGCATTCTTTTGAATGTGGACCATAACAACCTGCTCCCCCGCCGACGAGGACATCGCATCAGGGACTACAGCGGGGTCCAGAACGGGTACGACGCGGAGATTGACCTGCGGCTTGGCCGAGACATCTCCGTTGCCCGACAGGCCGCCATTGAGCGCGTTGCGAGGGTCATTCCGAGACAGGACTTCTTCGCCCTTTTGGAGCACCGCAGCAACCTCATCCGGCTTCAGGCCAACACCGGCCGCACCGCTGTGAAAGCGTGCCGCGCCGTGGAAGAGACCTATCGGGACATTGCGGCGTGCGCCGCCGCCCCGACCTACGATGGCCCCGGAGTGGGCAACCGCAGCGGCCTGGAAGAGTGCGCCCCACATACCGGAGCCGCCGCCAGAGAACAACCCGCTGAGGCTGGAGAACAGGCTGCCCATACCATTCAAGAGACTGTCGAAGAGACCGCTTGCACCGCCCAGGAATGAGTCGAAAATGCCGCCCAGGCCAGAGGTAAGGCCGCCTGCGCCTTCGGCGATCCCCTGGGTGATCTTGCCGGGGGTTTCGTCTAGAGACTTGATGAAGTCACCCAGAGGATCGTCGCTGCCGCCGCCGAAGATGTTGAAGCCCTTGCTGATGTCGCCCAGGCCGCCCAGGGGGTCGCGTGCATTCACCGTGTAGAGCGGGTTGGTCGGGGACGAGCCGGGTTGCGACAGCGTATCGGACATCCCGAACAGGTTGGCGAAGAACCCGCCGATGCCATCGCCGCCGATCCCTCCATTGATGCCCTGCATGATGTTCTCGGCCAGCGCCCGGCCCAGAACGCCTTGCAGCGTCTGCAACCACTGGCCCAGGATGCCCAGCAGAGTATCGCCTAGATTGTCGCCCAGCTTGAAGTTCGTGAAGGCGTCGGACAGGGCGTTCTTGAACCCGTCATTGATCTCTTTGGCGACTGCGTTGGACTCGGCCTTCAGCGTCTGCATGCGCAGGCGGGTCTCGTCGATTTGCGCCGACAACTCCTTGAACGCAAGGCTCTCTTTCGGCAGACCGGAAAGCTGCGCCTCCATCCGCTCCAGACCTTCTTGGGCGAGCGCGATCTGCGAACGACGAACGCCGTCCATGGCTTTTGCCAGATCGCCAGTCGTGAGAACACCGCGCTGCTGAAGCAGGCCCAGGCGCGTGGCATAGCGATCCAGGGAGCCACTGGCGAGGTCGGTTTCCTTGCTGATCTGGCTGAAGACGTTGCCGACCGCTTGGAACCTCAACTGGAGTTCGATCTTGTCGATCATCGGCAGCAGTTCGGGCATCGTCGCGGATTGCGCGCGCAGACGGTTCAGGAACTCGCGGTAGTCGGCCTCGTAGGTGGACAAGGCTTGACGGAAGAACTCCGAGTCCTCGGTCCCGCCCAGGAATTCCGACAGCTTCAACGACTCCTGGCCTAGCCGGTCGGTGAACTCGCGCAGCGCGTCTGCCTGATCGCGGTTGATCTGGTTCTGGATGAACCCGCGCTGTTGTTGCAGAGCCTTGATCTCACCATCGAGCCGCGCCAGCGACGCTTGAGCGTTGATCCGGGACGCTGCATCCTTGGCGGCCGCAACCTCTTTGGCGACGCCCTCGCGCTCCAGCTTCGCCAGTTCGATAGCCTTAGCGTTGTCGGCCAGTTGGATGGCCTGTTTGCGCTTGTAGAAGTCCTGGATAGCGATGAGGCCCTGCTGGTTGGTGTGCTCAAGGTCGCGCAAGCGCTCTTCGTTGGCCTGCTTCTCCAGGTCGGCTTCGGCCTTGTGCTGGGCCTTCAGAAGGGCCAGACGTGCCTTGGCTTCGCGCCGTGCGGAGCTATCCCCGCCCGCCGAGTAGCTTTGCGTGCCGGTGGACGAACGAGGCGGCTTGGGTGCATTCGATCCGGTCAGCGCCACGCCGGCCTTCGAGACATCGTTCAACGAAGTCAGCAACGTGCGCGTGTCATCAGCAGACAGCGACAGCAGCACCCGCAGGTATTGCAGCGAGTTCAGCAGTTCCGGGCTGACGCCGGGTTGCTTGGACAGCTTGTCGATCTGATCCAGGGCATTTTGGGTCTGCGTCTGGAGTTGGCCGTTGAGCGTCGTCAGGGTGTTGGTCAGTTCCTCTGTCTTGGCCTTCTGGGCGTCGATGGCTTCCTGGCCCTTGTCGCTGGCCTTGACCTGCTCCTGGATAGACTCCGCTCGTGCCTGAGAGACTTTGGCGATCTGCTCGCGCAGGTCCGCCAGCTTCGCCGCATACTCGGTGAAGATGCCAGCCGATTGCTCGGTGAACAATCCAGCGACGACAGGGGCCAAGGTGGAGAGGTCTTGCTGGGCCGACCGGATTTGCTTCTCCAGACCTTCCTTCAAGCCATCGCCAATGCTCCCCGCCGCAGCCTTGGCAGCTTCGAGCGATTTCGTCAGTTCCTCGACTTCGCGCTTGGCCGCCGCATAGGAGCGCATGGCCGGCGTGATAGCCGAGGCCGCTTGCGCCTCGTTGGGGTTGTTGATCTGCTGGAGTTGGGACGCGGACAGCTTGGCCGACGCAGCTTGCATGCGCTGCATAGCCGCTGTGTACTGGCTCTCGATCTGGGCAAGTTCCTGAGCCTTTTCCGCACGCTGGTCGGGAAGCAACTTCAGTTTGGACTGATTTTGCTGGATGAGTTCGGTCGCCCCGCGAATGGTCGTGAGAACGTCATCGAGTGCGCGCGCGGCAGCATCTCGATTCTCTCCGCCCAGGATCGTAGGCAAGGCCGCTACGTCTTCGGGGCGCAACTGGCCCGTCATGGCGTCTTGCAGCTTCTTGTACTTGTCGATATGGTCGTCGATAGTCTTTTGCTGCTCGATCAGCCTATCGTTGGCTTCCTTCGCTTCTTGGTTCAGCTTGCGTTGCGATTCCGACGTGAGCCCGATGGCGTCCGTCAGCTTCGTGAATGCCGGCCCCAGCTTGTCGATCAGACCGAACATATCCGCGAAGGTGTAGATTATGGTGCCCCAGAAGAAGGCCCCGCCCAGGACGCGGAACAGAAGCGTGATGCCGGCGCGCACCGTTGCCAGGATGTTGCCGAACCGATTGAAGGCAGCGCCCGCAGCAGCAGCGCCCGCAGCCGCCGTGTCCAGGTTGCCTTTGGCGGCAGCGACTTCCTTGTTCAGGCGGTCTACTTCGGCGGATGCCTGCCGCAGGGCCGCAGCCTGCGCTGTGACGCCCGCAGCGTTGGCGGCCTGTCCGTACCCTGCCTGGGCCTGTACGAGCGCCTGGGCGCGGATTGCGGCCTCCTGCTGGGCCTCGGCAGTGACGGCGGCAATACGCCGTGTATGGTAGGCGTTGATCGCCCGGAGCGAGCGTTCGTAGCTGGCTTCCTCGGCAGCGATGGCTTCGGTCCTCGCCGCCCGCAGTGCGCGAATCTCGGCATTGTTGCCTGCGGCCTTGGCCGCCTGCCGACGAGCCTGATACTGCTGCTCGATCTCGGCCAGCCGTGCTTGGTGTTGGGCCTCGGCTTGCTCGATGCGCGTGTTCATGGCGCGCTGGGCGGCTTCGGTGGCCCGCTGGATGTTAGCCTGGGCCGCGACAGCAGCCGCCTGGGCGGCCGATACCGCGCTGGCCTGGGGAGAGACAGCCTGATAGGCGTTCTGTCGCCCTGCGAAAGCTGCGTTCTGCCGAGAGACCGCCGCAGCGCGTGCAGCCTCCGTAGCAGCCAGGGCCTCTTCTGCGGCCTTCTGGGCGTCGATGGCGGCCTTGTACTTGGCGCGTTCTGCCGAAAGCTGGCGCAGGGCCGCAATCTGGCCGGAAGCCGAGTTCGCCGCGCCGGCCTTCGTCGCATTATCCACGGCAGCAGCCGTCTCAGCCGCTTGTTTTGCAGTTGATTGCAAAACCCGGTTCAAGCCGGTCAGCCGAGCGATAAACGAGACTGCCCATTCCGCCGCCTTGATAGCCGTGAGAGCCACGGCCAACCGGATGAAGTTCTCCCAGTTGACGTTCAGCGACGAGACATACTTGATGCCCTCGGAGATAGCGTGGAAGACATCCAGGAATGCTTTGCCCACCGACTCCGCGAAAGAGACGACAGCAGGGTTCTTGAAGGCATCCGTCAACTCCGCCATCATCGACGCCAGCGGCTTGGCGAACTGATCGCCGGCTGTGACGCCCAGGTTACGGAAGGCATTCTGGGTGATCTTGATCTGCGCGTCGAGCGTCTTCATGACGGTCTCTTGTTCGCGCAGTGCAGACGTGCCGGAGTTCAAGCCCCGGTAGGCCGAGGCGAGGTTCCGGTTGAGGATGGTGTTGGTCGTATCGTTGACGAACTTGTTCAGCAGCGCCCCGATCCGCCCGGTGCCGGACAGTTCCCGGATCGTCGCTTGGCGGCTCGCGCCGTCGAGGTCGCGCAGTCGGTCCAGATAGTCCTTGAACGCCTTGACGCCATCCGTCTGGATGCGGTTGATCCAGTCATCGACGGACGTGTTCATGAAGGCGGCGAACTTGGCCGCCTTGCCTTGCATGTCTGCGAAAATTTTGGTGATGGACGTGCCGGCCACTTCAGGCGATACGCCGAAGTCAATAGCCGTGGAGGCAACGCCCAGGGTGTCGGCGTAGCTCTTGAACGCACCCGCCGCATCGCCTACCCGTCGTACCACGTCGATCAACTGCTCGCCCGTGGCCGTGGAGTTGTTGGCTACCTCGTTGAATGCCGAGGCCAACTTCTCCGTTTCGGTCAGGGGAATGTTGAAGATGGAGGACAGCTTACCGACCGCGAGACCGGCTTCATCAACCGAGATGTCCAGTACCGAGGACATGCGGGATACGGAATCGGTGAACTGTACAATGCCCTGGACGCCTTCGCGCCCGAGACCCTGCTGGCCCGCCGCCGCCGCGATCTTAGCGAGATCGGTGGCCGAGATGTCGATGCGAGTAGAGAGGTCTTTCAGGCTCCCGGACAGTTGCCGGATTTCCTGGTCGCTGAACTGCGTCGTCTTTTGGACGTTCGCCATCTCGCGCTCGAACTCGCGGATGGATTTGACAGGGAAGGCCACGACCTCTGCGGCGGCCAGAGCGGACGAGACCGCCCCGACCCAGCGGATAACGCTCGATAGCGTCCGATTGAGACTAGGCGTGAGGTTGTCGTGGCCGTTGACGTATACGTCTAGGTCGCTTCGGTTTGCCATCTTTCGTGTCCTCGAAGTATGTACCTTCAAGAGCCGCAAGATGCTTTGCTATCGGATTATCCTTCTTGGCGAAGATGCCGCCGACAACCGACGCCATATCCGTTACGAACCGCATCCGCCGCGCAGCTTCTTGCCTCTCCGCTACATGAGCGAACGCCATGAATTGCAGATACGAGTATTCGCGGATTTCCGACTGTGTGTGCCCGTTTTGTACCAGCAGCCCCGTCGTGTCCTCTACCCATTTTGCAACGCTGACGTTCTTCAGCCTTTCTTTCCGTTTTGCTGCCTTGACGCGATCTTGGTTGCTTGCGCCTCCATCCTCTTCTGCGTCATCGAAGAGAACGAACCGATCAAGGCCGGGAGCAAGCTCTGGGTAAAAAAAGGGTAGTTGACCCCGACAATCCCGACCGGGACGAGAATGCCCTCGTCGATCAGGAGATTGTCGTACTGCTCGGAGGTCAGGTTGGTGAACAAGGGGACGACCTTGGGCAAGATGTCCAGCAGCGCATGGAACAGCTTGGAGACCAACGCCATGTTGTGCTTGCCAATCTCGGCCAGCTTGGCGAAGTCGCTGATGTCCACGTCATTGACCGACTTACCGGCCTGCTGCGACGCCTCCTGACGTTCGACGATGAGAGCCAGCAAGTCCTCGAACTCTTCCGTGGACAACGCGCTGACCGCAGTCTCGAAGACCGTGATGAGTGCGCCCAGATGCTTCATCTTGGCCGGGCGGAACTCGATCTCGGTTCCGTCCCGCAGGGTAGCGGTAGTGGCCGCCCCGCCGAACAGAACTTCGAGAGACGTGGCAAGGGAGGACTGTACCTGGGTAGGGTTCGGAGTGCTCATGGATCAACCTTTCCTGCGCGACCTGCGCATCGTGATGGTGCCGCCCTTCGGAGGTTTCGGCGTACCCGGGTCTACCTCCGGGGTGCCGGCCCGCGCCGCCTGATCCTGGCGCTGCTCCGTCGTTGCGGCTCGTTCCTCGACAGCGGCCGGAGCCGGCGTCGAACCAGTTGGGGAAACGGACTTGATCTTGCCCTTTCGTTCCAGATAGTCGAAGTCGTGTTTCGGCAACACAATATCCGCCCCCGGCGCGTACTTTACCCCGGCGTGCGTGGTCTCGGCAAGCACAATCCCGGCTACCTCGGACTTTGCAATCGATTTCATTTTCCATTCTCCAAAAAGAAAGGGGAGCCAATCGGCTCCCCCTTATAGCACAAGATCGTGCCGACCAGCGACGCTTACGAAGCCGAGACCGTGATGCTGCGAGTGGCGGTCTTACCGTTGTAGGAGACGGTGATCGTGGCCGTGCCAGCGGCGACGCCGTGGACGCGGACCTTGCCGTTGTACATGACGGCGGTGGCTTTCGTCGTGTCCGAAGACGAGACATCGGCCGCCGCGCCCACATCCTGGCTGGCCGGGATGCCGTCGTCGGTGAACGTGGCATTGACAGTCAGGTCCAGGTCCGCCCCGACAACGACGGTCGAAGTGCTGGGGGACATCGCCAGGGTATCGACGATGCGCAGGTTGGGCGGGATCAGTTCGGCCACGCGATGCGGGGCCTGCGGATCGTTCGTGTTCTGCGTGTTGTTGGTCACGCTGATGATCTGCTTGGCCGCCAACGGCGCGGCCTGCTCGTCGGTCATCGTGATGACAGCGCCGGGGGCATAGTCATTGCCGCCGAACGAGCCTTTTTTGATGAAGGTAACTGCGGGCATGGTTCACTCCTTAAGAGATTGGAAGAAGGGCCAGACTTCGGCCCCTTTTGTTGCTACTCCAGCCTGCGCCGGATTGATACCGCTTACGCGGTGACCGTGACGGGGGCGGTGGCCGTTTGGCCGCCGTAGGTGACCGTCAGGGTGCCATTGCCCGCAGAGACGGGGGTAACCTGGATCGCGCCGGCCGTGCCGGTTGCGCCGACCGTGAAGACGCCCGTGGCGCTCGATTGGAAGGCGGAAGCCGACGTGATGGGCACGGTCGAACCGTTGCTCATGTGGGCGACAGCGGTGACATCGACCGGGGTGCCGTCGCTCACATCGGCCGAGATGCTGGCCGGGGTGATCTGGATGGACGTGACGGTCGGAGCCGCCGCGAAATTCGCCGGGACGATGCGTTGACGGTAATACTTCGAGCCGGACGTGATGAACGGGTCCAGCAGGATGTCCACCGTGACTTCGGCCTGGGCGACTTCCTCGTTGATGAGGGGCAGCGATTGCAGCGGCTGGAACGACGCGCGCGGAATCTCGACCAGAACAGCATCGCCATTGATGGTGTTCAGGCCCTCGAAGCGGAGGAAACGCTCGGGCGGAGCGACCTGGGTCAGGGCGTCCAGACGCGAGTGGTCCGCGAAGCTGTAGGCAGCAGTGACCGTGACGCCTTCTTCGCCGGCCGGGATATCGGCGGCATCGGCCTTGACGTAGATGGTGCCGAACGCCGGGTCGATGTCGTAGTTGCCTTCTTCGGCCAGGGTGCCGCCGCCCGAGAGCGACAGTTCCAGATCGGAGACACCCGGGTTCGCCAGCGGCACGACAGCGCCGCGCGTCAGGACCAGCGTTTCGCCCGTGACGGTGCCGGCCGCCTCGGCGGTCTCGGTGCCCCAGAAGGCGGTGACGAGGTTCTTCAGCGACAGGGACTCGAACGTGATGTTGCAGGTCGGGGTCTTCTCGGTGACCAGCGTCAAGTCGGTCGCGCGGTCACCCGACATCGACTCCTTGTGCTGGACAGTCGTGACGGCAACCTGGATTTCCAGGGCCGAGACGTTACCGACCGCGTACATGCGCAGGGGGCGGCCGGTATTGGGGTCGCGCTCGCCGATCAGCAAGCGGCCTTGACCGGAGTAGTAGTACGACTCCGGGACGGGACGGACGTTAGCCATTTTGAATACTCCTATTTATGGAAGATTACTTACCAGTCGCTTGCATGACGGTTCGCCACACCTGCGAATAGTACAACATAGAGCGCGAAGATTCACCAATATCGGGTTTCTCCTGCACAAAGTCCCACGTACGATTCGTGGTGTCTCCGTCAATCGTCGATCCTAAGATGCCCTGACGAAGGAGGGTGAGAAGCTGTAGACCGTCATACCGAACTTCACAATATTCGTCGGCGGGGATAGCCAGCAGAATCATGTAGCTGAACTCGACGCTTTTTGCCGCCCGGCTACGATCCACATTCAACTGCTCGTGGCGCGTTACCTCGGAAGCCCCCAGATACCCTACGCCGATAGCGATACCGCCGCAGAGTTCCTTTTCTTGTTTGCCCTCCAGATCGTCGATGCTGAAGATGCCAAAAATCCGCTTGCTGATCTCGGCCTGTTCCAGGGCCTTTTGGACCTTGGAGATCAGATCGTCCTCCATCCGCTTCAACTGCTCAGGGTCGCGGTTCAGAAGAGCGTTACCGGCCGGCAGCAGGCCCGGGATGCCGTTGGGATTGATCGTAGCCATGTTCAAGACCTTTCGATAGCCTCGCGTCCTTTACGGCGCAAGAAGGAGTCAACCGCCTTCACGTCCAGCCGCCCGACGCCTAAGAACCTGCGAGCCGGGATTCGGCCGGGAACGCCCAGGTTCTGGGCGCGGGCTTTGTCTATTTCTTTGGGATCAGAGATACCGATACGGACCCCCGCCCCAGTGTTCGCGTACGTGGCCCCCGCGTTGCGTCCTGTGATCTTGCGGATCGAGTCGCGCATCTTCTGGGTGCGTACCAGCTTCTTCTTGTCCCCGAACCCCAGCCGGCGTTTACGCTCCAGCGTGGACAGTGCCAGCGGCTTCCAGGACTTGCCGTCCGGGTCTACCTCGCGGTCGAACCTGTCCATGGTACGGCGCAAAAGCAAATCCCCGATCTCGTCGGTGAGAGCGGGGAGCGAGAGGTTGCGCCGGATAGTGGCAATGCGTTGGGATAGTCGCTCCGCGCCGCGTACGAAAGGAGTCTCAGTCGCCATAGGTCAGTTGCTCCGGCCAGAGAACGTCCACGCGAGGACGCATGTAGGTCTCGTAGACTCGGGTCTGCAACTCGCCTACCGTGGCGCGCATCAGAGCGCTGTAGGAGACGCCTTCCGGTACTTTGGGCGACAACATGCCCAGGCGATACCAGAGGACGATGCAATTGATTGCAATCGAGGTCAGCCAGTTCGGCACGTCCTGAAAGAATCCGTCTGCATCGACCGCCAGACCCGACATGTAGGTGCAGGTAAATTCCCCGCCGCGCAGCCGGCCGGTACGGACGATGCCGTAGTGGCGATCTACCTTCAGGCCCTCGATAGGGTTGCCCCCGTCGTCGGAGAGCGTGCAGACCATGGGGAGCGGGAGAAGGGCGTTCGACAGGCGCAGAAGCTGGCCGGTCTGCCGGTGGTCGATGACCGTGAACGTATCGGTGTAGGTGCCCCGTACGAGGGTACGGACGTTCATCAACCCCTCGACGCGGGAGAGAACCATACCGAGGGCCGTCTTGTACATATCAATGGGCTGTTCGCCGGGCTTGGCGCATCCCGCCGCACCTAGCGCGTCCATGATCTGCTGCGGAGTCAAAAGGTAGTACATCGTGCCCTCGGTGCTGGTTGGTGCTGCTTAGTCGGCGCTAGAAGCGGCCTTGCGTTGGCGGCCCCCGGTGCTCTTGGCCGGACGGGTGGCGCGATGGGCGACCTTGCCGCCCGCATCATCATCGTCGCCCTTCTGCGCGCGCACTTCCTTGAAGTACGGCTTGAAGTCGTCGCTTTCCGCGTCGCCGTGGCCCTTGGACAGCAGACGATCCGCGACATCATCGGGGACGTTGTGGACGGTCTCGCCGCGCTGCATGGCGCGCGACAGAGTACCGGACAGATTGTAGGTCTTGGGGCCGACGAGTTTGAGAGACTTGGGCATGATCCATTCCTTTGCGAATTGTGGGAGTTTCGAGTGTACCTGTACCTGGAGTAGGAAGGGTCGGGGAGGTTATCCCCGACCCCGCCGCGCCGGCTTAGACCGTTTCCATCTGGACGGGGTTGGCCGCCGTGTTCGTGATGGTCACGTTCAGTTCGCCGGTCGGGTTTTGCAGCCCGCCGATGTCGGTGATGCCGACCGCCGCGTCCACGTCATCGACCTGGAGCGCCGCGCGGCAGGTCAGGACGATGATGTATTCGCGGGAGCGGATATCCTTGTCGGACTCGATGGTGATGTCGCGCTGGATACCGAACAGCAGGTTCTGCGGGAACGTCACCAGACCGCCTTCGCCGTTCAGCCCGGCCGCCATCAGGTGCGCGGCTTCCAGGGTCAGCCCGTGCGCTTGCAGCGGGATGTTGTTCTGGAGGGCCGAGTCGCCGTAGCCGGTCTGGCGCTGCGAGACCTTCTGCTGGTACTTGATGCGGTTGGCGTGCGTGATGTAGCCGCGCATCTGGGGCAGGTTCTTCAGGTACTTCTGCGGCAGCGACAGCAGGGCCGACGCGAACAGGTCGGGGTTGATACCTTGGCCGTTCCAGTCGAGCACGTTGCCGTCCGTCAGGACGCGCTTCATCCAGCCGTCTTGCAGGGCCAGGAAGGCGTCGGGGGAGGCGCTGTCCGCCCACAGGCCCCATTCTTCCAGGTCGAGCGCGGCGCGCTGGGCGATCTGGCGCAGGATGTGAGCCTCGAAGTTGTCGCCCTCGATGTTGTCTTCGAGGACTTCGTAGGGGATGCGCACTTCCGCGATCAGTTCGGTCGTGTTGAGTTCGATCTGGGTGGTCTGCGGAGCCGCGCGGTCTTGCTTGCGGACGTAGCGGTCGTTACCGCCGTCGTCTTCGGCCGAACCGACTTGACGGGCCGCGCGCAGGATGCGGTTGGCGAAACCCAGACGGTTGATCTTGCGACGGGGACCGTTCATGCGGACCACACGGGCTTGACGCAGGATGGTCGGCTCTTCCATCACGAAGTCGATGAAAGTATTGGCCTGCTCGGGATTCAGCAGACCGCCGTTGGCTTCCAGGTCCGCCAGCGCGACATCGGCACGGGCGAGGTTGGCATTGGTCGTCATTTCAAAACTCCTAAGTAGGATGACAGGAATGGTTGGTGTTACAGGGATTCGGCCCGTGCCGAATTATTTCCGCAGACCGGGGATGGCCCCTTTCAGGACATCTCCGGCGCTGCGCTTGACCTTGCCATCCGCGCCTTGCTTCGCCACGGCCACGGGGTCGCTATTGTCGCTGCGGACGATGGTGGTGGACTGGATGGTCTTGATCTGCTCGGCCAGCGGCTCGACGGCGGCCTTGACAGCGGCTTCGAGGTCGGATCGGGTCAGCGGGGCAACAGCCTTGCTGGGGTCGTCGTTGGCCTTGGCAGCAGCCGCGTCGGCGGCTTGTTGAGCGGCAGCGGCCGCGTCGCCCTCGACGGGCTTGTCGGAACGCTCGATCTGGGTCGGGGCGGCGGGCAGCGCGGCCTTGACGGCATCGGCGACCATCGCCGGAATGCCCTTCAGACCTTCGTCGATCATGGATTGGACATCCGCCCGGGACAGGTTCTGCGCTTGGGACTGCTCCTTGGCCGCAGCTTGGTTCTGGGTGGTGTCGCTTTTGGCTTCGGTGTTCGTCGCCATTGCTTTCTCCTGAGATTGGCCGGCATCCGACCGTTGGGTTTGCCCCACAGCAATCAGTACCTGCCGGGGAAGAAGATCGAGTAGACCGTTGACGAAATCGGCATACTGGTCGAGGCTACGCCGCACCAGCGCCTTCTTGGAATCGACCGGCAGTTGCGACCAGAACAGGATGTTGTCCAGAACGTCGCGCAACTTCCACATACCGTCTTGCAGTTGTTCGCATACCGCCTTGTCGGCCATCGCGGCATTGAAATCGAGTTGGCCCCAGCCCCAGCTTCCGTAGGCGATCTCGTTGACCGCCATGGCGAAGCCGGACGGTACATCGCTGTCGTCGGCGCGGGAGATCACTGCTACCACGCCGTCTTCCAGTTGGATGCGCCGCGTTTCCGCGCCTTCCTCGACTTCGCTGCGCTTCAGCACAGTTTTGTCGTTGGCGGAAGTATCGAGTTGTTCTTCCTTGAAGTCAACATTGTTTCGCTTCAGGAACTCGGGAATTTTCTCTTCATCGAACTTCTCGATGTCGAATTCCAACGAAACCAGCTTGATGCCGTGCTGGCCCTCGGTGGGCTGCGCATCGGTTTCGCTGCGGATGACCTGGGCGGTAACGCCATCTTCGGTCAGCTTGACCGTGACGGTCGAGCCTTCTGCAATTGATTGCAAATCGGACCGCTGGGCCTTGAAGACGCCGCCGTCGCTGGTCACGTTGTAGCCCGTCAGGCCGAAGGCGGTCAGGGATTCGTTGACCTTTTCCTCGGTGTAGCCGGACGGGAAGGTCAGGGCAGCGAGGTTTTTGTTGTCGTCGCTCCGCTTGGTGCGGGTCCGGCGAACAACCGGGGCGGTGTTCTGTGCCATGTCGGCTCCTTGGTTGTCGGAACGGACCATGGGGAAGGCCCGTTGATTGGCAGGTCGCTTGGTGAGGGTGAGGAAACTGGGTTCCTGTATGCGGACGAGGTTTCCTGCGATCCCGCCGTCCGATGCACTGCGCCGGAGGCGCTTGGTCTTGGTTGTCATTCGGAAACTCCTGCATCATCAGAGATAACTTGGAACCGATGCGTATGGTCGTTCGCCTCATCCGTGTAGGTATGGTGGCTGATCGGGTGCATATGCCCATCCGTCATCTCGGTCCCGCCCGCTACTACTTGATTCAACGTATCGACGATCACGGTGTACCTGTGCGTGTGTCCGTCAATCAGGTCTGGCTCCGTAAGACCGGATATTACACGATTTCCGGTATCTTCAATCACAATTTCCGTAAGCTCGCACACCGCGCTGTAGGAAAAGCCGTTGATTTCGCCGTCCAGGACTTGTTGCCAGAGATCGGGATCGGTGATGCGCATGCCAACGACCCACGACCCTTCGATGAAGTCGGGGTCGCCGGGGCGGGCGATGAAGGACTCGACGACGTGGGCCCGGGTGCCCATGATGTTTTCCTCATCGTGCTCGACATCAATCCCGAAACCGTGGCGGGCGAACTCGTAGACGAACTCCCGGATCGCCTCCCGCGTGTAGATGTCGCCATAGACGTTCGGCACGTCCGGGATCAGGACTTCGCCGTAGACGACTTGCTCGAACTCCTTCTCCGCCCGACTCAGGCGGTAGAAGGCGGGGACCGTGGCTTTCTGCTCGCTCATTTCAGTACGCTCCCTTCGCTGCCGTTTTCGGGACGTTGGAAGCCGGGATCGCCCTCTTCCTCGGTCTGCTTGATGTCGTCGGTCTTGGTGGCCTGCTCGTCGTGCGTATTGACGCCGCGCGTGGTCAGGACCAGAGGCTTGTCCATCCAGTCTTCGTAGCCTTCTTCCCCGGGTTTCGGGTACGCGGGCAACTCGGTCTGGAGGATTTGGTTGGCGACGGTCTGCGCGCTGCGCGGGGTAACCGCACCGATGACGTTCAGGGCCGTCAGCGACTTGACCACGGACTCGGGAGAGTTGATCGACGGAACGCGGCCCTTCAGGCGGGCGGAGGTCATCGCCAGACCGAACTTGCCGGAGATGATGGTCTTGTTCATCTGCTCGTCGATGTCATCCCGCGCCGGGCCGAAAACCTGAGATTCGGCGACGAAGGCCGATACCTGGGCGTTGGCGTAGTTGGTCTCGTTCGACAGACCAAGAACGATGGGTGGCAGACGGAACGACGAGCGGACCTTTTGCTGGTTGGCCTGATCGTACTCTTTGAACAGCGCATCGGATTGCCGGCTATCGGTCAGCTTCTCGACCTTCAGTTGAACCGGCGTGTTCTTGTTGTCCAGCGTGTCGCCCTCGCCCACAGCCTCGACCAGCATGATGCGGTTCTGGCGATCCGCGCCGATACTGTTCTGCGTCAGCATGCGGGTCAGTTCCTTGTGCGAGTCGCCGGTCAACCGTCCGCCCGATACGGTCAGCATCATGGGCGGGACCGTGTTGTCCTTGAAGTACCGCAGGTTGACCAGTTCGGCCTCGCGCGACCCCAGGATGGACGGCAACTGGTTGATCCAACGCGGCACGCCGTACGCCTCGTTGGACGGCAGCTTGAAGTGGATGATCTCGGTGGCCTCGTCCCCTGACGTGTAGCCCGGCTCGCCCTCGAACAGGCCCGTGGTGCGGTTCATGCGGCGGGGATCACCGAATTCCTTGAACCAGACGATCTTGCCGTTGCAGAGTTGAACGAAACGTCGGAACTTGATGAACTCCTTGATGATGGAGACGCGCCGCCCGCGCGAGACGGTGTACTCGACCAGGACTTCCCGCTGGTGCTTCGGGGCCAGACGAGTAAAGAGAGCCGGCGCGTGGCGCAGCAGGGATAGCTCCCCCGCCCCGTCCCGAATGGCTTCGAGAAAGCCGAAGCCCACAGATTCGCGGTCGTGAACGACCTTCGACATGACTGCCTTCAGCGATTCGTCGGTGTTGGCGTTTTCGATGAATGTGGCGAGTTCCGCTTCCTCGCCGGCATTGACGGCCTTGCCCCGAATGGCAGGCTCGATCTCCCATCCAGTCCCGACCGTATTGACCACATACGCCTCGATACACTGCTTCAGCATGTTCGATTCGTCGATGATCTGGAACAGGCGGCCGACGTTGTAGGGCGTAGCCAGGACCAACCCTTGGAGACCCATGGGCGGGGCCAGGAACTCGTCGAAGTATTCCAGTTGCTGGCTGGTGTCCGTCTCCGCGCGCTCGACCTTGTAGACGGCGCTGCGGGCGACAATACCCTGACGTTGGCCTGCGGCCTCGACGCCGGGACGGACGCTGACGCGCGAGCGTCGGATGCGTCGAAGTTCGGACATGGTTTATCCCCTGCGTTTGAAAGCGTAGCCCTGGCTGACCAGTTCTTCGTTCAGGTTGATGGTGACGCCCTCGGGCGTTTCGACCTCCACGACCGCGACCCAGCTATTCGCCCCTCGGGACTGGATGTGGATGGTCAGGTTCTTGTCCCGTACCAGATTTCGTACATATGTTCTCACCCGTCCTGCTTCCGTGTCTGGCCCAGCGCCGATTGCGTTTGGGGTATCCACGCCATGCAGACGAATGCGCTGGCGCTTGTACAAATCTTCCGCCCCCAGGTCAACCATGACGATCAGATCGTCGCCGGAGAACACGTCAACAATCTTGGCTCGATACTCCCGCCTCGTTGTATCCGTCATTTCTCATGCTCCTTGACAAAGCTGGAGCGATCATACAGCACAGTTTCAAGAGAAGGCAAAAGAAAACCGCCCCGAAGGGCGGTCTGGAGGTCTTGCAATCAATTGCAAAGTCAGGTTCGTTTGATGATCTGGCCGTTGGTCATCTCGTCGCCCCAGTCCAGATGCGGGTTGGGAACCCAGTTCTGCTGCGGGCGGATGATCTCGCTCTCGTCAAAAACCCAGAAAGACGCCAGAAAAGTATTGGTGCCGGCCGCTTTCATGTCGGGCAGCGCCAGACGATACCCGGCGATCAGACGATGCGCGCCATCGACAATCAGGTGTACGTCTCCCTTATAGCAGACCAGCATCGCCGGCTCCCAGTTCTCCGCCGCCTTGTCGATGAAATGCTGAACCCGGGCTTCCTCCCACACTCGGTTGGTCATCAGGAACTGGATGATGTCAGCCGTGACCGGAACGTGCTGCGGCGTACGGCGTTCGTCCAGGGCTTTTTGGCGCATGAGCGTGATGTCGAAGCGCCCTTCGATGGAGTGCTCAAACGCTTCGTGACAGTGCCCGCGCGCCACGCGGGACATCAGATCGGTTTTGGAGACCAGGAGCATCGTTTCCTCCTACTGGTCGGCCGCGTTGACGCGCTGGGTGATAGGCCCGAAGGCTTTGACCTTGCCGTAGTAGTCCGCCAGGGCCTCCGAGACCTTCGTGGCGAACGCCTCGGTCCCCAGGCTGGCAGCATATTCCCCCGAGGTCATCGACGCCGCCACGTCGCGGATGATCTGCGTCAGAATGACGTTATCCTCGACGAACTTGGGGTCGGAATCTTTGGTGCGCCAGTTCTTGATGTACTCGCCGGTCTTGTAGCCGTTCTGCTGGCGAAAGACGTTCAGGGCATTCTTGCCGAAGTACAGGGCGATCAGGCCGGTGACGCCCAACCGGGCCGCGCACGAGGCGCGAAAGAGAGAGGCGGGGTCGAAGCGTTTGTCCAGAGCGTCCGAGGCAATGGCCTCGATACGGTCTGGTAGATAGCCCTCGTTGCAGTTTTTGCAACCGCCCGGCCGCGATTCGTCGGCCAGGATGGGCAGGATCGCGGCGGCGGCGTTGTTGGCTACCGCAGCCTGGGCGCGGTCAGCCGGCAATACGGGGTTCTTCTCCCAGGCGTCTTGCAGCAGCATGCTCATACCGAAGTGGAAGATGTCAGCCAGTTCCAGGCCGATCTGCGCGCGATCATGCTCGGTCAGACCGGCCTTCTTCCACCATTCCCAGGGGTAGTGGCCGAGGGCTTCGGCGGCTTCCGTCCATACCGCCCGATGGAACGGGAAGCGTGCCATCTGCCATTGCGGATGTATCTTGGCGTTGAGTGCCGCTTGGTTGCGGGCTACCAGCAACAGTTTTTCGCGCAGCGTGTCTTGAGTCAGGATTTCCATTTGGACCCCATTTCGTTGATGACGGCTTGGTACATTTCCTCGGGCGTGCCGTCGTTCGCCACGGTGAAGTCGATGAGATGGTCCGGCAGACGCCGGTTGGACGTATGGGAGTCCGGGGGCGGGGCGTTCTTGCGCGTGATTTCAATGATGCCTTGGCCGCTACGCTGGCGGCGCAGGACCAGCAGCAGACCCAGCTTGGCCTCGTCCTCGAAACGAACGTCGTGGAGGACCACGGGTTGCTTCTCATGGTCCTGGACGAACTGCTCGACGATGTTGATCCAGTAGCGGGGGTTCTGCGCGCGGCGATACTCGGTGCCCCAGCGTTGCAGTATCCAGCGCGACGTGCGCGGGGCCTGCGCGTCCTCGGCGTAGACGGTGTACATCAGGTTGTAGAAGCAGTCGTCCATGCAGTGATAGAGCGCGAGAGCCGGCTGCGGGGTGCTCTTCCAGTCGTCTTGCTGAAGCTGGGCTACCGTGACGCCAAAGGCCCGCGCGACCTCTTCGTATAGGCGATCAGCGAACCCGATGCAGGCGAAGCCGTCCAGGCCGACCAACAGGCCGGCGAGCGTCCCTTTGCCGACGCGGGGGTTGCCGTGCAGGCCGATGATGGGGTTCTTCATTTGTCCTTGGCCTTTTGCAGGAAGTGGTTGATGACGTGCAGAATCTGCTGCTCCCAGGACCAGCGATGTGGGTACAGGCCCGGCCCGGGGTGCCGATACTGGTTCAGCAGGTCTTTGATCTCCTGCAAGTCTTTGACGCCGGCCAGATTGGGCGGGCCATCTTCGCAGGAATCCACGACCGGGTAAAAGCCGGTGGCGGTGACATTCGTTGCGGGACTCTTGTGTGTGGCGAGCGTGACGATCTTGGCTTCGGGCTTCTTCGCCAAGACCGGCCTGTCGCTGCGCTTGATCGGCTCGGCAGGTTCGGGCCTCGGCGTGGGCTTGGCCGTTCGACGTACGGCCTTACGAGCCGGTGCGTCGGGCTTGATAGTCTCGGTAGGCTTGGATGCCTCGGCTGGGCGTGTCCTGCGGACGACTCGTGCCATTGCTGATCTCCGGTATCCAGGCGGGTTTCTCGGTGCTCCGCCAGAGTTTGACAAACGATTGAGGATTCTTAACATAGGCCGCCCATACAACATAGTGCCCGCGCTCGATGGTGACCGAGATGTAGGCAGGGTTGTAGGGGCCGACCCCTTGCGGCAGCATTTTACCGACGAATTGTACAAAATCTTCGGAAAAGCTGATCGTACACACGTCCGGCGCATCCGGCAGGTTCACCAGCTTCGCCGTATTCGATACGCAGGGGTGTAGAGACCGAATGATGCGCCGCGCGCGGATGTTGAAGTTCTTGCGTTCCGCCTTAATCATGCTACCGCCTCCAGTTCATGAAGCTGGATGTTCTCGGGCTGGAGGGCCGGAAGAACCGATGCGCCATGGTTAGGCGATCAGCCGACATACCCTCAACCGCGCCGTCATAGGCGCGCAGAATGGTGACTTGCGGACCATCGCAACGACGGTCTCTGTGGAATACCAACAGGAAAACCCCCGTACCAAAGACCAGGACTTCCGCTTCCAGCAAATCGCTCGCCTCCAGGCCGCGCTGTGATAGGTCGCGTACCAGAGTCTCGGTATCGAGTGCCCCCTGCAAAAACATCTGCGCTACTACCCCGCCAATCATGTCGGAGGG